GGACACACAAAAAAGATGAAGAATGTTTTGTGTTACTTATATCAAAGCTTTTTAATTTTTTAATTTTATATATTGGTTTTTCTTAATTTACATTCACATCGACATTCTAGAAATTTAACTACGAAGTTTTATCACTTGTCATCAGAGAAAACATGACGTGGTTTTTTTGATCTCAACGGTAACTTAATTCTTTTCCTAATGTATTTAAAAGAGGTGCTTGTAGATTACAGCAGACACTTTTTTATATTTATGATATATGGTATGTCATAATTCAATTCAACTAGTGTATCTCAGTATTTCCTTAATTTCTTACACCATATTAGGGATAAAGCTCAAGGATTCACCCAATGTGCCAATATTAATGCTAATTATGAGCAATAACATCTGAGTAATTAACGTTAAAAAGTTACCTCTGGTGTGACCAAACACTAATCACTAGTTAATCTGTGCGCGTAATTTTCTCACTTGTGTGAGGCCTAAAGCGATATAAGATTATCTTGTATAAAATAAGCTGTCTAATAGTCTTTTCGTTTTCTTATTTATTTTATTACTTCTCATACAATATCTTAGACAATGTAACCCTCACTCTTAAATAGATTGTTTTTGTGAATTAAATGAAGTTCTCTCTGTTGAAATTATGCCCTTAATGATCCAGATTTAAACAGACCGAATGGAAAGAATAGGATATACCCGATTACTCTGTTAAGTAATTTTTGTTCTGCGATCTTTGTATTTCTGATAAAATCCAATTTAAGTAATAACCGTTTCTCGCATCCAGAACACTCATGATCCACGTGCACTATGCATACTGAATGCATATTAGGAAGGATCTCAACAAGTTGTGACCAATTTTTACCTTTTTCTACTGCCTTGATGACTAGATTTAACTTTAATATATCATTGTAATATTTAGTTATCTTTCCCCTTAATGAGCAAATAAAGTGATTTCTCAAGTCTAGTAGAGGTGAATTGTTTTCATAATCCAACATAAGAGAATGTAAATGTTGTTTGCCTTGACGAACATAAGACTGGACCTTGTGAAAAAGAGCCTTTCCTTCACTGAATGGAATAGTATAACGATGGCAGAAAGATGACTCTAAAGAAGGGAAACCCAAAGTTAGGAAAAACTCGTGTAATGAAGCAGGATAATTCTTTTCTATATGTTTTAACCAGTAAGGAATTGCTTGTCTTTGGCGTGACATTGCTTTACAAATCAGAAAAATTCCCACCTGGTCTGAGAAATCAATTTGGAGCCGTTGAATTCTTCGTTTACCGCAACACAAGTACCATTCTGAGTTTTTTGCATTTGAGCTATATGGTTTCTTGAGTTGAACTTGCCCATAATACTGAATAGCATTCTTCATTAAGAATAAAGTCCCTTCATAGTCTAATAAAAATACCTTGATGATGCTAATTTTTGGGATATTAGGAGAAGTACGTGTCCAAATATTCACAATAGTTTTATAAAGCTGTTCCCTTGTTTCATCCTTGGTGGTCTCTGCGTCCATTGTAAGAATGTCACTATCTTCAGGTAAATATTGTATTACAGAATCTAGCCATAATGGATTTGTAATATCTGTAATTTGGATAGTTAGGTTGTTCAATATTAGTCTCCTTGATTCAAGCAAAGCACTTAATCTGTCTATGTTATACAACATTCTCGGTATTACCCGGCCACTCAAAATCTCGGCTTCTTGTTGTGAATCCGTAGCCAAAGTGTTGAAGAATAAATAATCCGTTTCCTTCCACTTCAAAAGTAACCGAGCACCACTTCCTTCCCCTTCGGCCAAACAAATTGCCTTTTTCAATTTACCTGGAGGCAAAAGATCATAAAGCTTGTAATGCATTGATGAGACTACCCCTGTAAACCGACAGAATTGATTGCTATCAAAACAAGCATGTAAATCACGTTTGTAGGTATTGATTAACATTTGAACTTGATTCTGATCAGACATACTCCGAAAACCTGGGTCTAGAGAGATAGAAGGAATATTACTGCAATCAACGTACAAATATGAAGCTTGTTCTCTGGATAGTAGAGACCGTTCCCTGGAAGTTGATGAATATCTAGAGGATTGTAACGGACTTGTATCTAAAATTTCTGTCCTGGTAGGAGTTGTCAATAACTTTGTATTAAGAGTATACTCCGTAAGGTTAAGATTATTTATTTCAGAATTTAAGATTATCTTCGAGGCATCAAAGTCCTCATGTGCATCTAGTGATTTTATAAGGATTTGAAATGGGGAGGAACTATGTATGTGCGCAGGAGTCTGCATGTTATCTTCAGGGAACATCTGTTGCGGTGAAGATTCCTCCCTCTCACATCTCTGGTCATGTTTTGTTATTTTTTGATTGTCCTTGAATCTGATGCCCTCTGATGGTCGACAATTTTCGACTAGATTTTGCTCTGAGAGTGGCATCTTGGTGTCCATCCCCTGTAGAGCTGTTGATCCATAATTTATTAATCTGGTTCTTGCATTTATTTCAGTGATATTTTCTGGATAAACAATATACTTCGAATTGGTCACTTGTTGATTAGAGGAGACTGAACTGGTATGTGAAGAAAATTCAGGAAATGAACAATTTATCAAGTGTGAAAAAGGAGTATTCTTAACCTTATTAGCTTTGTCTCTCCAATAATTAAGGCTTGCATAATAATGGTTAGTCCTTGTGGACTTGCTTGGATAGACCCAAAAGCTGCCAATTGGACAACAGGTGTCAGCCAAAATTTTACGCTTTTGAATTTTGTCAGGTGATAACAAGTCTGATAATCTCTGTAAGATTTTTAATATAGGCTTTAATTGTTGCCCTTCACTAGGAAAGTAAAGCCAAACCGGTAGCGATGACTGACCCTTCTTCATCAGACAACTGAAATTATTGATAAAATTCTGATAACTTGCTGTAAGAAATAGCCGAACAGCATCTGATGAACTCTTCTCTCCTGCAGAGCCCCCTAACATTAAAGAAATTAACGGTATGTGGTGGGCTAGTCGGGTGAGCACCAATTCATGTCGGAAAGTAGATTGAAGAATCCGAAGTGATCTATGTGATAAATTCCTGATTGTGGATGATATAAGGAATGTCAAATCTGAGAGGTTCTTAATTGATTTGATCCTACTTAGACTTAAACTTTCAACTATTAAGTTAGCTCCGAATGCATAAAATATACTCTCAACTGGATACACAAGGAAATGTGTGACGAAAGTTTTTGTGCAACCTGAGCTTATTGGATCCGTACTTTGAGAAGATTCATCAGAAAAAATGCTTCCGACTATAGTTTCTCCTAGTGTCCATGCAGCAATAGTTGGAAAGTCATAAGAACCAATGTCACTGACATTCAAACTCAATGTGAGTGTTGATCGAGATACTCTGCCTAATCTCCCTTTAATCCCACTGCAAAGAGGGTCATTGTCATAAACCAACTCATTGTCCATATACTTGTTCAAATCCACATCTAAAGGTTTATCAAAATATAGGTATTCGGACGGTACATGCCGCGTGCAGCACTTATTTAACATTAAACGGAAAGTGACATTTGATGCTGACGACAATTTAGCAAGAGACAATGCAATATCTAAAACTGCAACTCCTAAATTAATAGTATTTTGAAAGATTATATTACTATCAATAGCAGCTTGACCTCCCCCAGCATATTTACCCAGTGTGTTAGTTGATATAATTGCACGTGTAGATGTATTACTCATCCTGTTTGCCATAAAGGAATGTTGTCCATATTGATCATTATATCTATGAACTATGTTGCCTGAGTAGTGTGTAGGTAAAAAGTTAAGCACCGTCTGATAGTCCAGATTTACTCTTGAATTGAGAAGAGGAATAAGCAATTTTTCTCGGTCTGCAGTGCCTTGAGTCACCCATAACAATCTAGAAACCATCTCAATAGCTTCTTTAAGTGCTGCTGATGGGCAATTTACTCTTAAGGGAGGATAACCGATCTTATCTTCTGTCCGTGAGCCAATATACGGTGCTCGATTTCCTATCGTCCAAGCTAGACGATTAACAGAGGGATGTTTCTGGACAACTTTCCGGTCAAGAGCACAACTGACATAATTTAACTCTGTGTCATTGCTTCCTTCAAGTCGCAGTTCCTTACAGTCATACGGCAACAAGTTTATAGTTGATTTTGAGTCTGAAGATAGATTAAATTGTTCCCTTAAATCCTCAGATAAATTAATCCACTTTACCTCAAATTGCTCTAGTAAACATGGCAGTGTGGCACCAATTAGCCTTTTCCCTTTTAAGACGTCAGACCATGAATATGCCCTCAAGAAATTAGCCACATCAACAGTACATGTGAACTTTTCCAAGGACTCAGATAAATCATCGTCCAGTGCATCAATATAAGAAAACCAACTTTTCCATCGGTTTCTCGTTAATTCTCTTAATTTCATCAACATTGTTCCTTCTGTAGTTAAACTGATTGTCCGAGAAGCTAGTAATGTTCTTGTTCCTTCTAGATAGCCTAAGACTTGAAGCCGTTTTCCACTAGGTGTTCTTGAAAAGATGTCAGCAGCAAATCGGCTCATTACAGGGTTTGATGATAAAAGCCACTCACACACTCTTTGGTCCTCTAAATCAGAACCTATGTGGAAAAGAGAATTTATTATTCTATTTTGTGACGTGATCGTGATATTTTCGCGAACTGTTTGTCTAAGGAACGTTATTATTTCCTTTGATCCTGGTACATTTAAGCCTAATGGATTCATGACAAAATCTGAGGCATCTGCTAAACCAGGTTTTTTAGAAATCAAGATATAGAATAATTCTTCCTTTTCAAGAAATTCCAATGCATTCTTGAGTTGAAATAGACCTGAAGTGAGAGGATCACTTATGTTCCGGTAGAACAATTTTTCTGGATTTAAAAATGATAACCCTCCTAAAACTTGGGGCGTTATGAGAGCAATTAATTTTTCCGAGAAGGTAAGAGGCTTTTTGAAACAAGAAATATCAATATTGAACCCTAGAGGAAACCCAAGGTGATTCTGATTTAATAAATTTATTGCTAACATTGAATGGAATGAAGCTATCCAACGGCTCGGAAAAATGTGCCGTGTCTCGCTTGTTCCTCTCTCAAAGGATGTACCAATACTGGCCAGAGAACCTTGAAGATCATCGAAAATAGAGTCAGATAAGGGTCCACACCTTGCCATTGTTTTCAATGATTGCGGCAGTTGAACACCGTTGAGATATTGCTTTTTACCAAAATAAATGAACCCTGAATGGACAAATGTTTCCTCAGGCTTTAAAAATATACCACTATAACCTGTAGTAATAGCTAATTCGACAGCAACTCGTGCCGCATTCAATTCAGCCTCGTTCTCTTGATAATCGTTGGGAGCATCAATTGGAAAAAGACTTAGAGTTGTTATACATTGATTATCACCCATGACGCTGGACTTCAATTTTAATTTAGTTTTTAACTCCACAAGGGTGATTTGGGCACATGATATGCATGTCCACAATTTCTGCTGAAGTCCCTCTATACCTCCTAAGTGATAATGATAAGCATTAGCACAATCAGGTGGGTTATTTCGATTATCTTCTGTCACACAATGTGGTGGGCTATAAAAGTCACTGACATGCATATAACATAGTGGTATTAAAAAATGCATCCAATCAAATAAATTCTTCACACCATAACATCGATTACAGTAGTCTATGAAATGCCGTGTAAATTCATATCGGAAGGCGAGGTTGTATTTCTCAAGATCAGTAACAAAACTTGCACCCCTCACTATAGCGTTCTCCCCTATGCTTGCTGAATTGTGGTGCCAAGAAGCCTGATGTAATAATGCTTCTTTCTGTTCCCTCTCAGTGACAACCATCATGTTACTAGGGAATGCTTTTGCCAGTCCATCTGCTAGCAGGGCTTCTGCGAGTGTTTGGACATTTCTGACACGATACGGTAACTTCCCAAAAGTTCTTCCTATATTCAACTCTTTTTCTTTTAATGAGAAGGAAAAATTCCTATAAGAAGGAGCCAAATACTCTAACTTTTCAGCAAACTCTAATATTTGATTCAAGGAAAAGTCTGCTTGACCCAAAAATTGCTCTGGCACTCTCTTTGATTGAAATCTAACAGGAGGGTTATATCCTAATACACTTCTATCGAAGACACTGTCCCAACACTCCTGGTTCACAGCGGTAGCCCTGTCTTTTATAAAGATACTTAAATCACTTATTATTTTAGTTGAGAAAAGAGGTTCATGCTCCACGAAATACCACTCCCAAAGATGCTGATAAATTTCGGCTTGTGATGGAAATGAATTTGACACAATATGTTGTCTAAGATATGGAGTCAAATGCAAATCATGTGTGGTTTTATACCATGATCCTTGAGAATGATAATGATTCTTTGCTACTATAAATTTGAAAACACAAAAAGTTTCAAACATGACTTTAGGTTTTAAGATTTTTGTCGATTGCGCATGTTTTTTAACCTTATCTAGTGCAACATCATTGTATAAAACGGGATGACCCCAATGCTTTTGTAGGGAGAATAATTCACAGTATTGTTGAGGAGTCAATTTCGCCTGAACTATAGTTTTAATAAAGTTTTGGGCACACTCAGCCTTATTGTCTGAAATTTGAAGTTTCAAATTGAGATCATGGAGTTCATCATAATATGACTTAATCATCTGTGATTGGAACCAGTATTTTCTTGGTGTAAAGATGCCATGTGTTTGTATACAGCTGACACACAAGGGTTCTAAGTGTTTAATCAATTTGAAACCGTCCTCCAGGTACATGGCAATAATTTGGTCTCCCTGGTTGTATAATTCACCTAACACATCAAGAGGAGGATAATCAGCTCCATCACTGTCTTCGAGCCAAGCGCGGGCACAGATTTCCCATGTGTTATACCTCTCAATGAAGACGTCTTTAATCATGATAAAACATTCATAACTAGCGACGCTTACAATAAACTCATCGTCGCATAGATAAGGGGTCAAGTTTTGGTCACGGTACCATATTCTTAATCCCGGTTTTGAAGCTTGTAAGCTTACAGCATTTCGGATTATTGTTTTTACTGGAACCTTAAAAATAACAAAATCTGCTATTCCAAACAGCTCCAAATCTGTTCCTATAAATTTCCAGTTACTTCTTAATGACCCTCTTTGTCCTTTTATCCTCCTGGCAAGTTGAGATAGATGCACGAGTAATAACATCCCCCAATAATAAGGATTTTCCTTAGGAGAAAAATCCTCACACTGTGACCTTGCAGAAGCTGAAAAAACATGGTCAAGTCCTAAGATCTTATTAAGATATGCTTTTAAGAACTCGTTGTCCCAATTCGCATACTTGACTAGCTCAGATGGCAATAGGTATTTAAAATCATCAACATGATTAATTGCATCATATTGAATGGAAGTTAAAATATGATCCCAAATTGAATGAAAAGGAACGGTGAGTATCGAACAATTCTGAAGAAATGTCTTTAATGCTGTCGAATTCCTTAAACGGTAAATGTGATGTGGAATCCTACAATTACGCAATTTCGGATTATGTGAATAATGACTATACAACCCTAAACTTCTGGCTAATAAGTCACACTGGTCTAGGATTATAGGAGAGGACAACCTTGCATCAGGATATTGAGTTGGATGCTGCATGTTGAGGAAAGGATTCACTTAAAATGGATAACTGGCATCTAACATGATAAAGCTGTTTTCCTCACTTTGCTAAAGATATAACGTGTATCGAAAAGAATTATATAATCCTATGTAAAATTTAGTAAGTTTAGCAGCCTGTGAAACCCCTGGTATTCTACAACACTTGCTTGATGGACATTTAATATCCATCATTGATTTTTCTTAATCAATCGTTATTAGTATGTATTATATCGAAGTATTCAAGCACACATCACTTGCAAAAGATATATTTTGGAGGATATGCAACAGTTGTGACCCACGGTAATTCTACAAGTTTATAATCTCACAATCAGATTATAGGAACAGCCTATTGTATGATAACTATTCAATAAGATGATGCTACTATTTTATACCAGTAAATATAAATCAGGTTAGGTATATCCCTTAGTATACAAGACAATTAACTATAATGTACTGTGCCTCCAACATTATTATGTGGTCGAACTAGGAATACCCATGCTAATTTAAGCCACTTATATAGCAATTTTGCTGTTCATGTATTGTGTCAGATTGAGAGGTTGGCCCTTCTCCATTTGACTGTGTTCTCTTAGAACTGCCTCAGCCACTAGTCCAAAAACAACTGATTCTGAGAGGACTGTCTCACCACAGCAAGGTTCAATATCAATCCTCCTGACTTCCACTAGAAACCCCATATTAACACGAGTGATAATGATCTGTTGTCCAGTTAACTTTATTTCAATACTGCTGGGTTTTCCGTGGTCATTTACAACATGAAGAGTGAACATCTTATTGAAGAAATTTTTCACACCTGCCATCAGAATTTTAAACATGTCTGAAGTCAAATAGATTCCCAACAGATTAGGGCTAATATGGATTGCCGACGTGACCTCCAGGAGCAGCCATTCTGATAGCATATGAACAATAGATCTAAATCCAGGAATCAATGATTGCTGTAATTCTTGATCCTTCAAAGCAACTCCAAGCAAAATCCTCAGGGCCAAAAACGGTTCTATAATTGTTGATTTTGGGTTTTTAAAGAGGTGGGAGAATAGATTCCTTGTTTGTTGCCACTCTGGAACAACGAAGTTAGACTTTAAATGATGCAACAATGTCATTCCAGTATTTGGTATATGGAAAACAAAGTTTCCCCACTTCACTGTCCAGCCCCCAACACTGGGTTCTTTTATCCATCGTGCTGTGGAATTAAGGTCAAGATTTATACTATTTTCCGTAACATTTGCAGGCAAGTTGTAACGCGTTGATAATTCTGCCATGCTTGGAAGTCTTTCAACAATCACCTAGACTGTACTGAAAGGCAACGCTACTAAAATGGTTATTATGTGTATGATTGAAAATTTAGGGTGCTTGATTGAAGTGTGCTTGATCCGTGATCTGGTGTCAAAAGTTGTCTCTCGAGGGTATCAACAAAGAATATGCAGGTTTAGTCAAAGAATAAGAACATCCTTTTTCTTAATGTTCTTCATGTTTTTCCTTAGAGGTACAAGTTGTTAATTAGACACTTAGATATAGCTATGGCTTTAAAATCAAAAGAAAAGTGAAGCAGAGCCGCATCAGTAAGCTTAAGATAGCTTAAGAACATTTTGATCGAGTAATTTACAATGAACTAGTGATCATTGTCATCTTAGCTTTCAGCAAACTTGAATTTGGGGTCACTTATTGAAGTTAGTAGGATTGTATTCAAGTCTCGCGATAAGGGTTGAAACTGAAAACTGAAAGTGATCAAATTGTCAACTTTCGAACAATAATCACTGTCCTTTACCTTGACTTTGAGGAAGAATAAAATGATCGTATGAGGCTTGCACACTGATTGATGATTCACAGGGGATATTGTTCATTACATATAAAGCTGCTTGTACGAATAGAGATATCGATCTCTTATCCCAACCTTGCCATAAGGCGGCTTCGAATTGACCTCCTTTGTCAAGGTGAATACCTGTATAGGTCTGCTTGATAACACCGTTTTGGTCTTGCGGGAGATTTTCATGGTTCATGTGTAATTCTGTCATGGTGTTGATCAAGGATCTATTCGTCTTTCGAATTCCAGCACACGTCAGACTTAATGCTGCACGAAGTGATGTCTCATCCAATTTCCCAATTTCTGATCTGTGGAGATAGCTCAGAATGTGTCCTAGATTTTCCAAGGTCAACACATCTTTCGTTTGCTCCTGTTTATCTTTTGAGAGACCTTTAGAAAGAGACGGTGATCCACAGTCCTGCGGACTTCTAAAGGTCTTGTCTGTATTGGGGAGCATTTTTCGGGCCATCAATAGCAAAAGTTCACGATTTGTTAGATTATCAAGGTCATGATCTCTATTACAAGTGGGATCAGCGCACGGCAATCCAATTTTCATGTTCCTGCACATGTCTTTTGGAGGAGGAGGGGGTTTCGATAAGTTGAATGTTGAGGGTGGTCGAGCACGGGGAATATGATTGGTGGGACTACTTTCTGCACTACTACGGGTTGAGCTCATCGATCTTGCACGTGGATGATAATTGGTATAATGAGGTTTGGAGGGCAATTGAGTTTCATGATATATAGTCGGTGTGACTTGGTGGTTGCGGGTTCGACTTCTTCCGCGAGGTTGTTGCATTTTAAAACTTAAATCAAATATAAAGAGGAGTTGTATTGAAGCGAATATACTCAAAAACAACTTAGATGAATAATTCTAACAAAGAACATTTAATGTTCTTCGACTCTACTTTATAACAATTTATCCTTCAAGATTTTTATAACTCCTTGCAAAATCAATCAAAGTAAAATTTTGTCAATTCTTTGTGTTCTATTTATCTTTTTCTTAATAAAGGATAATTGAGTCTATACAAATGCACTATCATTTGGTCATTTGATCAATATTCATGCTCAAACAGATTATGAAGGACCCATGACCTAACAGATCAGATTTTAGGCGGATAAGAGAAATTTTCTCAGCCCAGAATAGGGGGAAGGAGGCTCATTTTTCCTTATGAATTTCATCCGAACGATTGAATTAAGACAAGTCGTTAATAATGCTGAACAGTCAAAAGATTAATGTAACTAAGTATAACGGAAAAAGTAAATTAATTCTTGCAATAGTTGGTTATAAATTAAGACTCTTTGAACAGCACGTCTTTTCTGAGAGGGGATGGAATTGACTGGAGAGCATTTTCGGCAAATCTTAACTATGTCTTCAAGCCCAAATAAGTAATACAGAAAACTGTACAATAAGAAATCCCTTTAAATTAACCCCTACGCACATATTGGGACCGCCCTCAAAGGCTTAAGAGGTAGTTTAAAACATTAATGCATCAAATAGAAAAGGTCACTCCTGACAATAATAACAATTGAATATCAAACCATAATAATCGATAATACATAAACTATTGATTCACATTAAGTTATCAGCTTCTTAAAAATCTCCCAAGTTGATTTCAGTAGATTAGAAAAAGGGCTCAGTAGCAATTGTCCTAAAGTCCTAATCATTACACATTTAACGTTATCCGATATATTTAGTAAAGATACGACAAATACAGGATAGAGCAATCAAGACAGCTATGGATAATAGTAGCAAAATGCCCAAGTTAGTAAGAACACCCCAGTCGGATGTCCACCATTTACCACCCAGACCCCAACCAGTCCCCTCTTTTTGTTCGTCCTTTTTAATTTGGTCAATTTGCTCTGAAATATTTTTGGACAAGTCTTCTATCCCGATGCAACAATCAGGTCCAAGCACTTTGCATGTTCCTCCCCATCTTGTGAGTAGAAAGTCAATAGCATGTCTATTGATTAAGGAGAATGTTCTTTCCTCAGTTGTGACTCTCAATAAGAGTTCCAAGGATTTGGCAGTTTGATTGGCTAGACGCCTCAACCTGCAGACCAAATTGTTTTGATTTTTAATTAAAACAGCAGTGTAAAGTCCTTCAATTCCAGGGCCAAAAAACGGTATCCAACTGAGCCCTGCGGCCAGGTCATCCTCCTGAACGCTCCAAATTCTTAACTCTGCATCACAATCATTCTCATTTTCTCCAGAGTAGGCAGTGTTCTCATTTATATTAGGAAAATAAGATAAAGTTAAACTAATATTGGGGGAGGCATGTTGATCTTCCTCAGCCGAGGCACCAGAACTAGAGGATTCATCAAAGATTGTTTTTGTATTTGGAACTGGGTCAAAATCAATTGGAGCATTTATTAACCCATCCAGAAAAGGGAACATGTCGCCTTCCCTCCAGAGGATACTTCGCTTTCTTCTGAAATATACAAGATGTTGTGCAGTCGAGCTGGGGGTGGGGGGAGGACTGGTGAAATGCTCATTTGTCGTGTTTGGTGCCGTTGTGGCGGGGCCTTTTTTGCTGCTGGTGCTCTTTGCTGTGGTGGGATTTCCCGTTGGAGGCAGGGTTGTTATCGAGGGGGCACTGGTTTGCTCATTTTCAGTGATTGTGCTCTGTGTGTTGTCATTGGTGGTGTTTTGTAATGGTGCAGAGAGAGTGCTGAAGTTGTGTTTGGAGGTGTTGTTAGTAGAGATTGTGGTAGTGTTATGAGGGGGCATGGACGGTTGTGCAGTTGTGTTATTTTTGTCTAGTTCAGTCACAGCATCTTGGGAATGGTTTGTGTTGTTTCCTCCTTGCTGTGGCGTGCTTGGTTGTGGTGAGGGAGTGGGTGGCATTGTTGATGAAAGCCCTTGCTTGGTGACCGCATCAGAAGTTGTGTGGGGTTCTCGTTCTCCGGACCCTGAGCCGGATGTTGCGAGGTCCTCATCATCACTGCTTGGGTCCGTGGTATTGAGTTTGGTGGCATCAGTTGGGGTGCTTGTGAGTTTGATCTCCGGACGGGCTGTGGGCAGTGGTGGAGGTATTTTGGACGGAGCACATGTTTGGTTCTTTGTAGAATTGTATTCTTGAAGAGCGCCGAAACATCCAGTGTCATTCGTTTGCGTTCCGTTACTACTTGTCCAATATTTATTAGTAGAAGTCAGATTCATATGACGGTACCCTTGTCCTTGCCGCGAGAAAATCATTTTGTGCACTGTCTTATTGACAATCATAGCTGCTATGTTCCCTTCAGTGAAGACTTTGCCTCGGTACATTGTTGTGGAGGCAATGCGATCATACAGAAAAAATGCTCCCCATAAATGAAGGGCGATCCCCTGTGCATGAGGGTTTTGACCTTGAATATGATGGATAGTTTTGCATTTAGGATAGTCACGGATGTTGGTAGGAGGATCTAACAGCAAGGATTTTCCAGAGGGATCCGTTACACTTATATTGTAGCATGTTTTGGCTTCCTCCCCCTCTGTGTACTCAACATTCTTGGGAGGTACACCTGTCCTGAAAGCCCATCGCTTGGATGCCTCCAAAGGGGAATCAGCAACTTTTTGCCCACTCAGTGTGAATCCCATCAGATGGACGTCTTCTGTCTTCTGGAGAGTTCCGGAGCATACCGAATCCACATTTTGGGGTTGATTATTACTAGCTATCTCTAAAATGGGGAGATTTTTTGTCCCTTGAATTAAGATAAGACTGATAAGGAAACATGTGGTCTTCATGTTAGGGTAATTTTCTGTTTTTAATCAAGTGATATGAGAATATATTCACTGACAAAATATTATTCTGGTCAAATTTAAAGAAATTAATCACTTTTACCCAGCAATTAATGTTCTTCATTAGTTTTTCTTACTATTTCAGAAGGAGTATTATCGTCAGTTGAGTTGACTTAGCAATGGAGGGCACAATGACATATGTTATTAAATCACAGTAAAACTGAGCAAGAATTGTTTATAAAATATTACTATTTCTCTTATATAGTCTAGTAAACCCATTATGGATCTGATGGCCCAGAAGAGATTACATATTACAAGCTGATCAGCTTAATCAACTATTTAAAGCAGCAATGTAAGGTTAAAGCATTGTTGAAATCAATACAAACTAATCTTGTAAGAATTTGACAAATATCCATTTAAGCCATACTTCTTATACAGATGGACTCCTGTCTCATTTGAGCATCATTTCAAACGGCACTGAGCGTTGGATTCGCATACGCTAGCACAACTTGTCTGTTATTGAAGCCATTCAAAGGGAAGTTCTCAGGTGCTTGAAAATAAACCACGGGGGAATTTTCTCCCCTTTTCTTCATCATACCCTCTTTTACTGAGAACATGTCGGCAGGAAGCGAGATCCTAAACAGGCTCGTCTTCTCTGGGACTTTTTCGACCCTCAGTTGATGGAGGATGCCAGATATGGCCAGCAATGGTCCATTGTTGGGATTTTTGTGCTGACGATAAGCCTGCTTCTTGACTGTTGGTAGAACAATAGGCGGCAGATTCGGGTGGATGGAGACTGCGGGATGCATAGTGTTCCCAATTAATTTGTCCTTGGATGGGCGCCAGGCATCATCAGGAAGTTTTTGCACACTCAATACTAAATTAGTGAGATTGTAGGTGAATTGATTAGTTGAAAAATTCCTGGGGATCACCATATTCTGAATAAAAGCTTGATTTCCTTCACGCAACATTCTGAGTGGGTGTGCTGGGATTCCTGTACCAAGTCGATTAACACGGACGAATTTTTGCCCGTTGTGAGTAAATTGGGTGATTGTATAGCTGCCTGTGAGCAACGCGGCCACAGTATGAGCTAAAGGATATTCAAAATTGCTCATAATCCCAAGAGGCAGCCATGCCGGAACGCCTTTGACTGTTCGCTCGTTATATGCAGATATGTCAATTATTGCCTCTAAAGTGAAAGCATGGCAGACATTCCCTTTGAACTGATCATCTAGGTTTAAATCACCCACGTAATTTGGAGTTATACCCTGCTGATTTGATAGCTGATCCGCCGGGATCAACTGGTTTGCACCGTGATCAGCATAAGGAGGGGGGTTCAAGTATTGCATGTATGTGTTGTAATTGCTGGAACTGGCCATATCAAAATTTATTTTGGATATAAATTTAAACTACCTTGTGTGAATTAATTTCAAAAAGGACAATTTAAGTAACAATTAATCCAACAAGCTGAAATTGGAATACTCCTTCCAGTAAAAGAACACTACGAAAGAAAGATCTTCTTAATGTTCTTCATAGTTTTTCTTAATTAAAACAGTATCTTTTGTGGGTATAATTTAAGATATCTTAAACTTATAAAAAATCATATAATATACTATGAATAAGCGTCTTGAGGTCCAACAAAAGTTAATTTCAACTAAGCCGAGGATTACATAAGGATAAATGTCTTTTCTATGTTGTTAGTTGATTCTTAAAAAGTAAGAAGTTAATTGTTTGGTTTATAAAATATACGGATTACTCAATCATATGCGTTAGGTAGACCCCTTTTGTTAGTAACATTGGTTTCTCTATAATATATAGAAGAGTAACTTCAAGGATTAATCTATCACCATTTAACGCTTTTAAAGTGAAAATCACATTTAAGACAGAAATAAATTACTACTCCAATTAAGATGGTCTAATTATGTTTTGTCCACATACATGCTTTTGAAATGTTTAGTGTCTTTGTATCAACTCGGAAAGATCACTTCCCTTGCAACTATGAACAATGAGAATTAGATTTTAAGGGCCCGTGTTTCACCTTGCTCAGATGAATAAACACAGACCCATCCTTTGTCAATTGTTGGATTTGGAGGGACAGCCCGAAGACTTTTTTGACATGGACGAGGGACTGTTTGGAAGTTTTTGACTCTTATCACTGGAGGAACCACTCCAAGGAAAGCGTCAAATGTTCTGCTTAGTCGAGTTAATGCCGCCTGAGCATTCTCTCCTTCACTTAGAATCTGGTGAAATGCATCCAAGAATGCTCCGGATTTTCCTGACTTGTAAGCAATTTTTGAAAGGACCTGAGCTAGGATATGGAATGGAGTGTTGTTGCCGGGTAGATGGGTAAACAATAAAAGGGCTAAATCCTTAGCTGAAAGGTTTGGCTTGGAGAACGTTTCCTCACTGAGTTCAAGAACCTTCGACATCTTGTCGGCTGCATCTGTTGTTGCATTTTTAACCATGGTCCCCTTACTACAAGCTTGTTGGGCAACCCCAAGATCTTTGAAAATCGCGGGTTGAGGGGGAGGGACACCATGCTCATTTAAGTAGGCATCAAAGGCAGCAGCTGGTGCAGTGGTTCTTCCAGTTGAAATTACAAGGTGGTCGTATTTGGCTAACATTTCTGACATCCCCTTGGAAATTGCTTCCAGTGTCCTTCCCATTTTTAAAACTGGGGTAATCTCATGTAATTGCCGCTCAATTTCATGGACTCTTGTTGTTACTTCGCTTAGAGTGCTTTGAATGTCTGATATCTGCCTATTTATCGGTATAAGTAGATCAGCTAGTGTTCTCTTCACGATCAGTTGGTCCCAAATAATATCATCAGTACTTGTCGCCTTTGACATTAGACAAGGGCTACATTGTAGTCCAACTGTGCCTTTTGGTTTTCTTCTCTTGTATAACTTCTCTAAGGGATTGGCACCAAACACTTGATCTATGGGTACTTTTCCAGTCATCAACCCTTCGCTGACTTGCTGCATGTATGATGAGTCCCACATTGTGAGAATTACTATTTCAATACGTTTGTAAAAAGAAAGAATAGAATAAAAAGCCTTTTCTGAATATTAAAGAAAATCTTTAATATTCTTCGATTTTTAGTTTTTCTTAATTGGCATATTATAAAAGAAAGGGAAAACAGAAGAAACAGAGGTAAGAATTATACTTTACACTATGAGTAATTATATAACCTCATATCTGTTATCATCTAGGCCAACAGTTAATTATTACATCCATTAGAGTAAGGAAACTCCAAACCAGTAGACTCGACATTCTATCAAGTAAGTGATTTATAAAGAATACACGAGAGGAGAAGGGGAGAGTCCACTTACATATTACAATATACTAAGCTGAGCAAAACAGTAGGATAGTGCACCACTTGAGAAATTCAAACAGTAACATTGTCAGTATATTCTTTGAATCAAGTCATGTTTATTAAGTTAAATCAGATGGCTTGAAGAAGAGATACAGCAGTGTTGATTACAGTGTTGCGGCAAATGTATGGAGGTTTGTAGTTGTATAATTATAGCAATTGAAAAAAGAATTTGTAGCACTGGACAATGCTCTAAGACCACCATAGTATGCCCAGTCCTTGCCCGTGATTGTTATTTGATGGCTTATGTTGTCTCACACAATAGTAACAAGTAATAGGATACTAAAAGGTGGTTCAAATATTCAAATAAATTTGATTGCTGTGATCTGAGGATGAGTCATATCAAAATAGATAAGTGAGTAACCGTGCTGTGTTATCTGGACTACAAGTTCATCGCAACATGTCTCCTTTCATCAAATGACATGTCGGGCCAATCTGCTTGAAGCTCCTTAGCTGAGACAGGATTTTGGTATTCCTCAACGAGGGCTGTTATAAGTGACTCTGGAGGATTTGTTTGCAGAAGATCATTAGGATAAAGGAAAGTTCTACCCTTCTTTGTCACCACTCTTTGTGGCCAATTCTGCTGATTATCCTCATCATTTGTGAAATCAGGCGACAATTCATAGGCTTCCCTCATCCTTGTGTCTTCCTGAGGAGCAGATGGTGAAGAAGGTGATCTTATAGGTTCTAAGATATCACCATTTACATCACCAATACTGCCGAAGGGATCCTGAGGGTTTGCTGCTGGGTGCTGTATTGGGTCCTGTCTTTTTTCCTGAGCGTACAACGGAGGAGGTGGAAGATCAACTCCTTGTTCATTGTCGGATCCTGGTTGGTCGATGCTTTCTTGAGAGTCAGTTGTGTATTCCGATTCATCATCCTCTTGAACAGGAGGCAATTCTTGATATCTCAGAAACTGTTTCTTAATCGGATTTGTGGATTCATCTTCCTGCTTTCCTTGGCTGTTATTGAGGTCTTGGGATTGTCTTGGCGGTTCAGGAATCCCTTGAAATTCTCTCGATGTTGTGCCCGGGATCATGACACTGTCATCAAGAGTATCCTCGTCCTCATTCAGCAGTGCAAATGGATCATTCAAGTCAACAAAGCTACTTGAAGAAGAGCTATCTTCTGTAGATTCATGCTCAATCTTGTCGTCAACTGGGGGAGGCAGAGCAGTTGGTCGATTCATGGGCCTGGCTTGAACCGTTACTTCCACAGGTGTAGGGTCATTCAAAAACGACTGTGACACCCGATTCTGTGATTGCTTAAATCCCTGATCTTCCACAATATTGTTTTCAATTTCTGCAGCGAGACGAGCTAATTTTTCTCGTTTCTGGCTGAGGACGGCTAGTGTCTGACTGTGTGTGATTTCAGTTTTCTGAAGGTGGAATTGTTCTAATATCTTCCTTTCCTCGTCATCCTCGGCAATAGCTTGAATTTCCTGATGTTCATGTCGCCTTTGTAGTTTTACTTCCGCATCATGTGCCGCCTCTCGTAGTTGTTGATATTGTTCGCCAACATTGACACCAGCCAATGTACTGCCGTGTGCTGTTGCCACACCCAGCGCAATTGCTGAAAGCTGAGGATAGAGTCCATGTTCGAGGTTGTTAATCCCTGATAAATTCAGAACCCGTGCAAATGGTGCGTATTCCCCATGTCGGGCTAGGTTGCTCAACGCCTGCTTGAAACTAGCAACTTCATTTTTTACTTTGGAGGTCCGCACCAAAGGATGTAGTGTCACCCCTGAATCAGTTTTTTGCAAGATGAACTCGAGAACTGTTTTCACGATAAGAAGTCCTGAGAATCTAGTTTGACCTACTGAATTACTAATGATACTGTCATAGGCATCATGACCTGTCACCAAATTTACTCCTTGATGAATCAACACAAACTTTAAAATGAAGCTGGACCTCAAAATCCCGAAAATTACTTTCATGTGGCCTGTGGTAAGCCAATGATTAGGGTATGTGACGATCCCCTGTTCTTGATGCACTGTTACTTGTCTTAAAGCCTTTTCGATACTAGCTCGGTCTCCGACGACAAGTTTTGGGAGGAAAAGACTGCAAAATGATAAAAAGAGCCCAATTCTCCCCCTCTGAGATTCAGTACTTTCCAATGTCTTAAGGGCTAGAATTAAAGGGCTGTAATGAGGTTCATTAGGAATCACATCCAGAAAGCGGGTTGCATCTGCATTCTTGATGACATCAAATTCATAGCCCGCATCACGTAAGTACTTCGCGATAGGACTTGTGTTGAATTTATCCTTATCAGAATTATAGTAATGCTCAACACACAACGTCAGCAAACCCCCTTCTAGGAGATCTCCAAGATCAATCCCTGAGTTTATTGCATCTATTATCTGATTACAGATACTAACCTGATGATTTGTGTCAAATAATATCACTTTCTTATTACGAACATGAGGGGCAGTGGGTTTTGTACCCAACTCCAACAAACTGTGTAAATCCATCTCTTCAAGAATATTAACAGACTGACAAGTCTCAATGTCAATGTTAATATTCTTCTTTATTTATATGATACACAAAATCATCATCTCTTGTTTTTGTGTGTCT